AGGCTTAGTGTTACCGTCAAGATCAAGCCATTTCTTGCCCATTTGTTCATCAGATATTTTCTCCTCTTCCAAGTAGGCACGATAGATATCAGGGAAAGCGTTAGCTAACCTAGCCAAAGCCCGATCCCTTGCTCTGCGATAATTGCGCTGATAGACAGCCCTATTACTTGCTGATTTTAACCTATGCGTATTCTTCATTTACTCCATCTCTCCATACAGTCAGCTATTGTAACAAGGACTAGCGGGGTTATCTCTACTCCCTCCACTATAATCGTTGCATCTTCTTCAGTTGTAAGCCACTCAGATACCCTTATCTTACTCCCGTTAGGGCTATTGCGATACCACTTTAAGGCCTCTGAAGGGTTCTCTCCGCCCCATATGGCTATATCCTGACTGTCGGACACCTCATAGAAGGTAATCCTTCTCTCACGCTCAGTAAATAACTCTACGATATTACCCATTCTCATCCTCCACTATTAGTTTAATCAACTCATTACCTTTAGAATTTACCCAGTAATATGTGGGTTTAACTCCACCTCTAACTACACTACTAACTAAACCTGATATAAATCCCTCCATATCTTGTTTACTTATCTTAAAGTCGTAGCTCTCTCTCCCATTCCTGTACTTAGTTATCTTCACACTCGCTCCCTCTCTCTCGCTATCATCTTATCTTCACAATCTGAGCAGGTGTAAGAGTGGTATTGAGCGTAGTCATACTCGCCCGCACACTCCTTACACTTAACAATATCCAGCTCAACCCCGTTCAGGGCATACTCATCTCCCGATAGGTAGCGTGGCTCAGCCATTAGTTCGCTCAGCTTTTAGAAAGTCAATTAAAACTTTCATTTGATTATAAGTAATAACACTCTCTAACGCACCTGCTAGGTACTCAGTAGCGTTATCGCCCCACTTGTCCCTTGATAATTTAACAAGGTTATGAGCCGTATATTCTAACTCTATCTCTTTAATCATATTGCCTTCTCCTTCTCTCTCTCAGTTGCGCTATCCATTAGGCAGTTATCACAGATTAACTTCCCGTTATAATCGTTATACCAGTCGGGTCTGCTCACTTCCCACCCGCAGAATTGACAGATAGTTTTCATTTAGTTAACTCCTCTCTCTCTTGCGCTAGTTGGATCAGCCTCTCTGCTGAGCTTGCTATCTCTCTCATATAACTTAGACAATCACACTCGCTTATCGGTACTAAGTGATCGCCACATATTGCAGGTATCGCCTTCATACTCTCTCTCTCCTTCTCTCTGTTTTATCTTCGTAATACCAGCAATCACCGCATATAGTGATCACCTTACGCCCTGCCTTGTGCGCTAGGTAAGCACCCTCGCACCCGCATAAGTTACAGTTCATTCTCTTGTCCTTCCCTTTCCTTGTTTGCTTCGTTAGCTAGTTTTAGAATTGCGCCCAGTTGCTCACCTATTAGGTCATCATCATCTAGGTACTCTGCTTCGCCCTTCTCCTCATTCCAGCCAACATAACCGCCTTGCCATTCTTCGGTCTGATCATTCCAGACTGTGCCGTCAGGGTAGCGTGGCTCTTCGCTATCGGTATCCCAACTCCAGCCCTCCTCTTTACTGTATTTAATAATAAAGTGGTGCTCTATCATAATCCGCCTTCTCTCTCTTGTTTATTGTATTGGTGATAGTTTTCTAGCACTTGCTCAATTAGGTTTAAAATATCTACATCAGCAAACTCTGAAGGCTCCAAGTCCCAGAGATCACGGATTATGCCTAGAGTTTGACCATTAACAGTATCTTCTCCCTCTATGTACTCGTAATAGTGAGCATAACTATCGCTTAACTTTATTAGATCTTCTTGTGTTTTTTTAGTTATCACCTTGCGCCCTCCCTCTCTCTCATAATTTGGGGCTGACCTAAAAACCTTCTCACTTGTGCGAGCTGGTCTAATCTGCCTTGGTAATAATTGCGGTCATTAACTTCTGTGCCAGTAGATAATCTCTCCAATACCCATTCCGCTTCGGTGTTTAAGAATTGCTCTAACTCTCTCACAATCCACACTCCTCTACTGTGCCGAAGCAATACCCGTCCACCCACCAGATATGGGTGGCGATTATGTAAAATAGGCAGAAAATAGCTGACCAGAAAATTATTCTCGCCAGCGTTCGCACTCTGTAATATGTAGGTGATCTCATTAGATCAACACCCCTTGCTCAAATAGGTCTGTCGCATAACGCCACGCAGGGGAAGCCTCATAAACATCCTTGCGGGCTACATCAAACCAATCTGCATAAACATAAACGACACCTTGAACGCCATCCTCATTGTAAGTAATCTCTAAGTAATCGGAAGGTCCGCCACCTGACCAGATAACTGTTGCCACCTTGCTTATGCTTATGCCGTAAGCCATCTCATTTATCTCGGTATAAGCCTCATCCTGCTCGGTAAAATTGCCATCTTCTGCCTTAGTATAAAGATCGGCTAGATATTGCTCTCTATCTGCTAACTCTTGTCCGATACGCTCGGCGCAAGTTGTTTGTTTTGTTGCTTCCATTTGTTGCCCTTCTCCCTCTTTTGTTTGTTGATGATACTCATTAAGAGCATCCCCCTGCCTACCCTATTGTAGCAGGATAAGCAGGAGATTGCCATTAATTTAAACTATTTCCGACACCTTCTCCCTCACTTGCTCATAAGTGGCCAAGCCCTTTAAATAATCTCTCACGATAGCTTTAGCCTCCTCCTCCTCCCCTATCTGCTCCATTAATAAAGCGGGGTAAATCTCTAACTCTCCTCCTAACACCATAATTAAATCGGGAGCACTTAATTCTTGAAGGTTATCAATATCTAACATTAGAAGCCCACCCCGATCACTTGAAACTTGCCCGCTTCTACGAATGAACGGGAGCGCTCATCGTTAGCGAAGAAGGCATTGATCTCTTCCACTTGCTTAGTTAGTTGATCTGGTGAGCCATAAGGGGTTAAATCAATTCCCGCCCGCTTATAACTATTTATTACCCGCTTTACTTGCGTTTGAGTTAATTCTGCTTCTACCCAAATCGCCCCGCTATTATCTGCCAGCATTGTGCTGGTTTTGATTGTTTTTGCCATTACTTGCCCCTTCCCTCTCACTCACCATTTTAGGAGAGTGCCACCACCCACCCCGCAAGGGGTGAGCGATAGCCCGCCACTAAATTAAATGATCGCTTCTAACTTCCATTCAGAATTTTCTACTTCATAATCGCCGTCTAGCAATTCATTATCGTAAAGATTTAAAGCCTCTTCATAGTTTTCAGCCTCTACCACCACCGATAGATCTATGGTTTTAGTGGCGTAAATTGTAAATTTAGGCATTACTTCACCCCGCAAGCGGTTAGAAAACGGGCACGATCAAAACGGGGATTATCTAATTTAAATTCATCAGCAAGGTTTTGAGCGAAGCAGTATTTTAAATCAGCACTGCCCCACCAACTTGTATTTATAACCATTGCTATTTTTATGTAATCTTTACGGGTCATAATTTATTCTCCTCTTAGGCTCTTAAATCATTAAAGCGGTTTGCTTCAATAGGATCAGAGTAATGGCGGATGCTCCCCTATGCAACTTATACAGCCTTATTTTGATAACAGTTTGATAACGATTGGCTGAGGTGTTGCTGAGAGTTGGCTGGGTTAAACCTAAGGTTGAGGGTTAGGGTTTGCGGGCTGGGCTGAATTGCTGGCGGGCTGGCAAGGGCTGGCATATCGGGGGAAGATATTTAATTTAGACCGCCAGAAGTGGAGCAAGCCCTCCGATCCTTACCAATACGGGCGCACCTGCCTTTAATCCCTAACCACCGCCCCGCAAACACCGCCCACCGCAAGGATTTACCTACCCGCCCCTTTTAACTTTCCTCGCTCTGTGCTGTATACACCCACAATAAAAATATTTGCTAAAGTAAAGCTGGCTGTATATAGCCCGATATGTCCGTTTTGGTATGGTATTTCTAGTGAGTTGTATCACATTTAAAAGATTTATTGCCGAAAAACGGGAAATGGCTTATATTTCCCGCCTTATATATAGTAGGGGAGTAAAACGGGGAGTGCTAAGTTTTACGACCACATCGCTTCGGTAAACCTACGCGATGCCCCCTAAGGGCGAGCGAGGTTTTACCCCTCAGTCGCTGTAGCTCCTTCGGGAGTTACCAGACAACATACGCAAGCGGCAGGTGTAGTGTAATATTATCTCCAGTATAATATTCTGGGCCTAGTAAAATTAAAAGAATTTACTCTCGGCGCTTATCCACAGGTTTATCCACAAGGAGATTAATGGCTGAGAACTCAGCAGATATCGGCAAGCGGATTATTTTAACATCCGTAGCAGAAGGTATGACGATAGAGCAAGCCTGTGCCTGCGCCGGTAAATCCATTAAGACTTATGAGTACTACCGCAGGACAGACAAGATATTCTCAGACAAGGTAGATAGAACTAGGCTAGGTCTAAGGGATAAGAACTTCGCATTAGGTGATGTAAATGAGATTACCTTCGCCCAGTTCAGGGAACGCTTCTTACATAACAAGACCTTCCCCCATCAACAAAATTTAGTAGATATGATTGAGGTTGGTAAACCTTCTTGGTTGCACCCCTCTATGAAATATGAACCAGGACTTGCTAATAACCGCATACTTCTAAACATTCCACCCAACCACGCCAAGTCAATGACTATTACAATTGACTACGTCACCTGGCAGGTTTGTAAGAACCCAAACTTTAGAGTCTTAATAGTTTCCCAGACTCAAAGATTAGCAGCAGACTTTTTATACGCTATAAAGCAAAGACTTACCCATCCGCAGTATGAGGCCCTCCAGTCAGCTTACGCTGCCGGTATCGGCTTTAAATCTAAGAGCGCCTCCTGGCAAGCAACTCGCGTTACCTTCGGTGATGAATTGCGTGAATCTGGTGAGAAGGATCCCAATATAGAAGCAGTTGGTATTGGCGGTCAGATCTACGGTAAGCGTGCAGATATGATTATAGTAGATGATGCTGTAACTCTATCCAATGCTAATGACTTTGAACGACAGATCAAGTGGTTAACCCAAGATGTTAGATCTCGTCTTAACCCCACAGGTAAACTTATTATCATAGGTACCCGTGTGGCATCAGTTGATTTATATAAGGAACTACGCAACAACGATAGATATCCTGGTGGTCTAGTACCTTGGTCCTACCTAGCAATGCCAGCTCTACTTACAGTAGATGATGATCCTGATAAGTGGGAAACCTTATGGCCCGCATCCGATCAACCCTTTGATGGTCAGAAGGAAGAAGAGAAGGATCCAGTAACTAATCTTTATCCTAGATGGAATGGGCGTAACCTATATAACGAACGCCAATCTATGGATGCTTCCACCTGGGCTTTGATTTACCAGCAACAAGATATATCAGATGATGCGGCCTTTGACCCAGTCTGTGTTCGTGGATCTATTGATGGTATGCGTAAGGCAGGTAGGTTAACCGCAGGTCATCCTGGACACCCAAGAGATTTAAATGGCTTTACTTTTATCTGTGGCCTTGATCCTGCAATGGTAGGAGATACCGCAGCTATCTGTTATGCAATAGATAGAGCTACTAGTAAACGTTATATTGTAGATGCTATTAAAATTACTAGGCCTAGCCCTGCTGCTATTAGAAATTTAATATTTGACTGGACATCCTTGTATGGTCCTAGTGAGTGGATAGTAGAGAAAAACGCATTTCAATCTTTCTTAACACAAGATGAAGGTATCAAGATGCACCTAGCATCTAAAGGTGTACAGTTTAAAGAGCACCATACCGGTAATAATAAATGGGATGCAGGTTTTGGTGTTGCATCTATGGCTACCTTATTTGGTACTAAGCAATTTGATGGTAAACACCATAGGGATAACCTAATACATTTGCCTTCAGATCAAACTGAAAATATTAAGGCTCTAATAGAGCAGTTAATTACTTGGTCTCCTACGACTAAGGGTAAGACAGATATGGTAATGGCTCTTTGGTTCTGTGAGATCAGAGCAAGAGAGATGCTCAACTATGGTAAGTACCAGACACACCATCTTAAAAATCCATTCCTATCAAAGTATGAACAGAACAAAAGAGTGGTTGTCAATCTTGATGAACTCTTTGCTGAGAAGGAACGCACGTTTATTTAAGGAGCAATATTGTTATCAACTAAAGAGGTAGTCTCAAAGATAGATCGGTTGAAGAACCGCTATGCAGCTAGAGACCAGCGTATGCGCGATGTTCTTTCTGTGCGCCAAGGTGATATATCAAAAGTATATCCAGCGATGTTTTCAGAGGATTACCCAAAGCCTTTAGTTGCAAACTTTGTAGATGTAGCTGCTCGTGATCTAGCAGAGGTAATGGCACCACTGCCATCCTTTAACTGTGCAGCAACCAATATGGTATCTGATACCCAACGCCGTGCTGCTGATACTAGAACTCGTATTGCTAATTACTATGTAGCATCATCTGATCTACAGATCCAGATGTATACCGGTGCTGATTACTTTAATACCTACGGTCTATTGCCAGCAATGATTGAAATGGATTATGAGACAAACAATCCTCGTATTCGTTTACTAAATCCTTTTGGTGTATACCCTGAGGTAGACCGATTTGGTCGTTGCTTATCTATATCACAGATCATTGCATCCGATGCTGAGAGTATTGCTTCCCAGTATCCTGAGTATTACGATCAGATAGTTGGCAAGACAGTTTATTCTTACGCTTCCCCTTACCTATCTATCGTTAGATACCACGACAAAGATCAAGACTTAATTTTTATACCAGAACGTAATAACTTAGTTCTATCTAATACACCTAACCCAGTCGGTAAGTGTTTAGCAAGAGTTGCACTTCGTTCATCCTTAGATGGTGAAGCTCGTGGACAGTTTGATGATGTTCTATCCGTTCAGTTAGCCCGTGCTCGTTTTGCAGTATTGCAGATCCAAGCAGCAGAGAAATCTATTCAAGCACCTATCGCTATTCCACAAGATGTACAGGAGTTAGCACTAGGACCTGATGCGATTATGAGGTCTGCTAACCCACAAGGTATCCGTAGAGTTCCACTAGAACTACCAGCAGGAGTATTTACAGAGTCTGGTGTACTAGAGCGTGAGTTAAGATTAGGTTCTCGCTACCCTGAATCTCGTTCAGGTAATATTGATGCCTCTGTTGTTACAGGTCGTGGGGTACAAGCATTACAGGCTGGCTTTGATACACAAGTTAAAGCAGCACAAGCGCAGTTCGCTAGATTATTCCAAGAGTTAACCTCACTTTGCTTTGAAGTAGATGAGGTTGTCTTTGGTAATATGACTAAGACTATTAAGGGAACCGATGACGGTACACCTTATACAATGAAGTACACACCATCTCGCGATAT